GCAGGAACAGTAGTTCAAAGTGCCATACATACTGATACTATAACAAATGGTACAGTTGTTTATGCAGGATTAACTAGTAGCCGTGATGAAGTAGAAATTAGTGAAGATATTAAAAAACGATTGCAATTGTGGCGCTATGCTAATGGTACACCCAGCACACTAACACTTGCTGTAGCGTACACAGCTACCAATGCAGATTTGTTGTGGAAAATGGGCTGGGAAGAACTTACTAACTAAGTTTTTGGCACATAAATACGTACTATGAGTGGATCACCTTCTTTAGTAAAAACGCCCTACACAAAGACTAAATTCAAGACACAAAGAGACCTTGACGACTTTGTGAAATGTTGCGATCCGGATACGGGTTATCTGTACTTCATGGATAACTTCTTTATGATTCAGCACCCTACTAGGGGTAGTATGAATTATCATCCATGGAAATATCAAGAACGATTAATAGAAACATATCACAAATATCGTTTCAGTATCAGTCTTATGCCTCGACAGTCAGGTAAGTCAACATCGGCAGCGGGTTATCTACTTTGGTATGCTATGTTTGTACCCGATAGTACAATTCTTATTGCGGCTCACAAGTACACTGGCGCACAGGAGATTATGCAACGTATTCGTTATGCATATGAAGCCTGTCCCGACCACATTAAAGCAGGTGTGACCACTTATAACAAAGGGTCTTTAGATTTCGAGAACGGATCTCGTATCGTTTCAGCAACCACGACAGAAAATACAGGTCGTGGTATGTCTATTTCATTGCTATACTTAGATGAGTTTGCATTCGTTAGACCTTCCATTGCTGAATTGTTCTGGACTTCTATCACACCTACTTTATCTACTGGTGGTAAAGCAATTATCACAAGCACACCTAACAGTGACGAAGACCAATTTGCATTGATTTGGAAACAAGCTAACAAGTGTGAAGATTCATATGGAAATGAAACTGAATTAGGTGTAAACGGATTCAGAGCATACAGAGCATACTACACTGAGCAACCGGGCAGAGACGAAAAGTGGGCACAAGAGATGAAAGCCCAACTAGGCGAAGATCGATTCCGTCGAGAGATAGGTTGTGAGTTCATTATTGCTGATGAGACATTAATTGCAGCCACAACATTGATCGATCTTGAAGGTGTTGAACCGGTTAGTCGCATGGGCCAAGTTCGTTGGTACAAGAAACCTAGCAAAGGTAACATATATACAGTTGCACTAGACCCAAGTTTAGGTACAGGCGGAGATCCGGCAGCGATACAGATATTTGAAGCTAACACTACGACTCAAGTAGGTGAATGGAAACACAACAAAACTGACATTCCAAGTCAAGTTAAGCTAATGGCTCAAATAAACAAGTATATTGAAGATTGTACCGGTGAAGCAAGCAATATCTATTATTCAATTGAAAACAATAGCATTGGAGAAGCGTCCTTAATATCACTTCACGAATACGGAGAAAGCAATATCCCCGGAATCTTTTTGAGTGAAAAAGGTAAAAAGCGTAAAGGCTTCAATACAACGCAAAAAGTAAAACTAGCGGCATGTGCTAAGTTCAAAACTTTGATTGAAAGCAGAAAATTGACAATAAACAGCAGGAGTTTAGTATCTGAGTTAAAGTCATTTATTGCGTCCGGTGGAAGCTATGCAGCCAAAATTGGTGAAACAGACGATTTAGTCATGGCCAGTCTATTAACAATCAGAATGATGCAGGAATTATCAGACTATCACTATAAATTAGAAGAACAAATCCGAGACCATGATGAATACATTGAACCCCTGCCCTTCTTTGCTGTGATAAGTTGATAAATAGATTATGCCAATACAAAATGATTCTTTAAACCGTAAATTATACGATCTCTTGAATTCCCGCGGTTACAATCCAGTACCTAGAGACAGTGATGTTGCTAGTGCAGGAAAATCTGTGCCTCCGGAAGAAGCTGATGTATTCAAATTTACATTCACCCAAGGTGACAAAGAGATAGATGATGCTTGGGTATCCGTCGATGGTGCTCAAAATCTAACATTATACTATGACCAGGAACTAGCAAACAAAGCGTCCGAGAGAACACCCGGAACACAGTTTGATGATAGCTGGTACGGATTATTAAGACATTTAAAAAAGTGGGCCCATGCTCGTCAATTGAGCTTTAAATTAGAACCCAAAGAAAAAATTGACAGTGACATGTCACAAAGGACTTATATGAAGAAGAAAGAACAAATCGCAGAAGGATACTATCCAATGGGCAAATCAGCAAGTTACAGTGATGCTGTACCTACAGTAAAGATTATCCTACAACACTCTCGCCAAATTCAAGAAGGTGAGCAAAGATATCGTAATGTATCTAAGATTTTCTTAGAGAACACAGAAGGTGAAAGATTCCTTTCTCCTACAAATAAGCCCGGTCTTGCGCAAGTATATGCTCGCCATTTAGCAGAAGGTGGAATCCCTAACGATGATCGCTGGAATCACTTAAAGACTATCTGTGAAGAATACTCAAAGATGGCAGGATTCGTTCGTGCCGTTCGTGGCAATCAATTCAATGAGTCAGCACAACGACTAGTTAACGAAGGATTGAATCACTATCAAACATTGCGTGAATCACTAAGCAAGTTGCGCGGCAGTCGTGGTTATAACACATACTTTGAATCATGGACTCCTTCATTGATGGAGAACGAGGGTGATGAGCAAAATAATCTAAATGAATTGTTTGTACAAGAAACATTGGATCCTCGTATCGAATCAGTAATGCCAATTCTTAATAAACTAAGCAAGAACTTAGGTGAGATGAAAGAAGTCAGTGAACTAGCTGAATGGGCAGATAGTTTAGTAGAAGCTCCTGGTGCAGAAACATTGGCTCACAATCAAGCAACAGAAAAGTCTAGACTAGATGCATTTGATTTAGATGAAACTGATGGCGGACAACAAGCATTGAATCCAGTTGGAATCCCTGAAGAAGATGAGTTAGTGCAGGAAGGTAAACCGAGCAAAACAGATTTAGCAATGGCATATCTAAAAGCAGTAGTCATGGCTCCTACTGGAACACCAGAGAATGAAAGAATAAGAAATTGGCAAGAGAAGCTAGAAGACGAATTTGATATTGAAATGGACACCGCTACTCTTGCTCAAATGCTGCCACAATTTGATAGTATGCTACAGGCAGGCAAACTTGATAAATTACAAAACCGAATGGCTTCTCGTGGCGAACTTGAAATAGGCGAGAGTCAGCACGGTGTAGAAGAAGGAATGTTAGATGGATCAGACGGGATTGATAGTCCGGTTGCTAGTGCTATTCTAAGAAGAATCTTAATGCAACGAACAGATTTGCTAGCAAAGCACGGACCAGAAAAGGTTTCTAATGCAATCGGTGATGTTGCTGAGTTTGTTGGTGATGTTGACGAAATTGGTTCAAGTGATGTTAGTGGTTGGATCAAACAAGTCGAACAATCATTAGGTGGTGTAGATGAAGGCATCGGTGATATTGCTAAAAAAGTTGGTGGTGCGTTAGCAACAGGTGCCAAGGCAGTTGGTAAGGCAATCGTTGGTAAAGATGATGAAGATTTACTAAAAGACTTGCAAAAGAAAGCAGGAGTTCGTGGACCTAATCACGGTAAGCCAAGTATGGCACAATCTGATGTTGAGAAGCGTACTGATGAAGTTGACATGGGTCAAGCTGACAGTTCATTGAGAAGTGAACCAAAACAAGATAATGGTAAAATGGATCACTTCACTGCATTAGGAAAAGCATCAAAGAAAATGGGACACAACCATTATATGGATGTACCTGATGACAAACTTGAAGCACTTAAAGCAATGGTTAAGAGATTCAGAGCCGGTGAAGAAGTTGATGAAAGTGCGTTACAAGCATACATAGGTGACAAGAAGTACGGTAAAGATGGTATGGATGCACTACGCAAAGCTGGACAAGATGATGCTAGCGAAAAGACAATGCAAAACATCCGCGCTAAGTATAGCAGTAAAGAAGAAGTTGCAGAAGGTTTAGATCCAGAAAAAAAGGCAAGACTCAATGACTTAATAGACGCATACACTGATGCAACTGATCCTGAATATATGGGTGATGACGACTATGAAGATATCATAGCACAGATTCGTGCAGAGTTTGGTGACAGAACTGCTGATAGTATAGTGAATGGTCCTAGTATGCATTTCCCTCGCCCGGGACATTCAATGGGTCACGATGATTTAGAGTTTAAACAAATGCGTAAAAACATGTCACCTAATAGAATGACTAAATTAGGTAAACTTCATAAACAAGATAGTGATGCAATGAAGCGTGACATTAAGAGTAAACTTGAAGTTGATGAATCTGAGTTTGCGGGTGACTATGCTACCGGTGAAGCTGGTCAGTGGCGTAACAAAGGTCCTAAAGCAAACAAACCAGCAACAGTAGGTGACTTAGTTGGTGAAGGAAAAGAAGATTTGGCTGCAATGATGAGAATCGTTAACAGATAAAAGGGTAAATAAACCTCACTTAAAAGGTGAGGTTTACCACATCCGGCATAAATACTATTGACATACTTGTAAGCGTTTGCTATACTTACATCTATGTTAGACACTAATAGGTAGTGTCGAATATTAAACGAGACCATCTCAATTTTATAAGGAAATATATCATGGCATCATTAGCAGAAATCCGCGCTCGTATCGCAGCGCAAGAAAACAAGCAACAAAAGGGAGCATCAGGCTCTCAATCTGATAACTCAATCTATCCCCACTGGAATATGGACGAAGGCACTATTGCTAGTGTTCGTTTTTTGCCAGACGCTAATTCTAGCAACACTTTCTTCTGGGTAGAACGCCAGATCATCAAACTTCCATTCAACGGTGTTAAGGGTGATCCTAATATCAAACAAGTTCAAGTGCAAGTTCCGTGCGTAGAAATGTACGGTGACAACTGCCCTATCTTGGCAGAAGTTCGTCCTTGGTACAAAGATGAGTCATTGAAAGAAATGGCTAATAAGTATTGGAAGAAGCGTAGTTATCTATTCCAAGGTTTTGTTCGTCAAAACCCAATCGGCGATGACAAGACACCTGCGAACCCTATTCGTAGATTCATCATCAGCCCACAAATCTTTACTATTATCAAGTCTAGCTTGATGGATCCTGAAATGGAAGAATTGCCAACTGACTATATGCGTGGTCTTGACTTTAACGTCAAGAAGACAAGCAAGGGCGGTTATGCAGACTATTCAACTTCAACTTGGGCTCGTAAAGAATCTGCTCTTACAGAAGCAGAACAGTTAGCAATTGAATCACACGGTCTTTACAATCTAGCCGACTTCTTGCCTAAGAAGCCAAGTGAGGCCGAATTGCGTGTCATCAAAGAAATGTTTGAGGCATCAGTGGATGGTCAACCTTACGACAATGAGCGTTGGGGTCAGTACTATCGTCCATATGGTCTAGAGGCTCCTGCAGGAGCTACAGCTGGAACAACTGCGACTACTACAACTAGCGCACCTGTAGCAACTCCCGTAGCAGAAACTTCTACACCACCTTGGAATGATGAACCTGAAGCATCTTCACAACCTGTACAAGTTCCAAAGACTGCACCAGCATCAAGTGACAAAGCACAAGACATCCTAGCGATGATTCGTGCAAGACAAAAATCTTAATGGAATCAGGGGAGCATTCGCTCCCCTTCCAAAGGAGAACAAAATGACACTACCAGACGAAAGATACCGTGCCCTCAAGCAAGGTAAAAAGCTATTAGAAGAACTATGTGACCCAGGGCGTACACCAAGAGTTCCTTCATTAGTTAGAGATAGGGCAAGGGGCGTCCTTAGACATTATCCTAGTGATTATGAATTGGAAAGAATTGCGGACAATTGTCCAGAGTTCCTTGACAAAATCTCATTTGCTGATAGAATGTATATGAACACCTCACAAAAAGTAACAGGAGAATAATATGACAAAAAAATTAACTAAACTAGCGAAGGTAAATGAATCAATCACTATCAACCGTTATGACAACGGTTGGATGCTAGAAGCAAGTGGTCGTGACAATGAAAATGATTGGAAGACTAGCAAAGTAATGTGCAACACCGAAGAAGAATTGCTTGCAATTGTTAAAGAGTGGAACGCTATGGAGTTGGATAACTAATATGGCAAAACCTTTTGATATTAGTAAGTTCCGCAAGGACATTACAAAAAGTATTGAAGGTCTATCAATTGGATTTAACGATCCTACTGATTGGATCTCAACTGGTAACTATGCTCTCAATTATCTCATTAGTGGCGATTTTAATAAAGGCGTACCTCTTGGTAAAGTTACTGTCTTTGCCGGAGAGTCAGGATCAGGCAAATCATTCATCTGCTCAGGAAACTTAGTACGTCATGCACAACAACAAGGCATCTATGTAGTCTTGATTGACTCAGAGAACGCATTGGACGAAGCATGGCTTCATGCTTTAGGCGTGTCAACCGCAGAAGACAAACTGTTGAAGTTAAACATGGCTATGATTGATGACGTTGCTAAAACAATTAGCGAATTCGTAAAAGGTTACAAAGCACTGGCAGAAGAAGATCGTCCTAAGGTTTTGTTTGTAGTTGACTCACTAGGTATGTTGTTAACACCCACTGACGTTAATCAGTTTGAAGCAGGTGATATGAAGGGTGACATGGGTCGTAAGCCTAAAGCACTTGCCGCACTTGTTCGTAACTGTGTTAACATGTTTGGTAGTTTAGGCATCGGTATGGTTGCAACTAATCATACATACGCAAGTCAAGACATGTTCGATCCTGATGATAAAGTATCAGGTGGTCAAGGTTTCGTTTACGCATCTAGTATTTTAGTTGCTATGAAGAAATTGAAACTGAAAGAAGACGAAGATGGTAACAAGATTAGTGATGTACGTGGTATTCGTGCCGCATGTAAAATCATGAAAACTCGTTATGCTAAACCTTTCGAATCAGTGCAAGTTAAGATTCCATACGAAACAGGTATGAGTCCATACTCAGGTATGCTTGATATGATTGAAAAAGCAGAAATGGTTAAGAAAGAAGGCAACAGCCTAGTCTATACCACACTTGATGGTGAAATCATTAAGAAGTTTCGTAAAGCATGGGAAGCAAATACTGACGGATGCTTGGACAAAGTTATGGCCGAGTATGCTGAAAAAACTAAATCAACGATAAGTACTGTATCTAACATAGGAGAGGAAGATACAGAATGAGTTTAGATTTCGTAGCAGAAGTATGGGATGCCCTAAGAAGTCACATAGACTTTAATGAAAGAAAAGATGCTGCCGATACCCTTGTCAATCTTTTGATTGACAGTGGGCATGATGCAGATGACATAAAAGAATCTTTCAGAGGCGATAAAGATATCGGTGGTGCATTAAAGTTTTACAGAGAACAGCATGAAACCGAAGAGGAATACGAAGAATACGATGACGAAGAAGACGATGATTGGTAATTAATGAACTGGTACACTAAAATATCGCAGGATCTATCTGAGATACCCGATTTTATTACGCACTATGAATCGGAACTAGTTGATGCTAAGAAAGAGGTAAAAATCTATGGCAATGTTGAAAAGAACATTGCCAATTTACCCGGTGTCACCGAACATAGATTTAATCAACTACAAGAGATAGAAGCGGTACTAAACTATCTCAACATTAGACTTAGACAGATTCGCCGAAAACATTTTCAAAAATACTTAGAAGCGTATAATAGAGCATTGACTAGCCGCGATGCTGAAAAATATGTTGACGGTGAATCAGAAGTCATAGACTTTGAAATTTTAATCAACGAAGTTGCATTATTGCGAAATCGTTGGTTAGGTATTCTCAAAGGTTTAGAAGCCAAGCAATGGCAAATGGGACATATTGTTCGTTTGCGCACTGCTGGTATGGAAGATATAACAGTAGGATAATAAATGTCAAAATTATTTTCAAATCAAGCATTATCAATCGGAGCACAAGGTGCACAAGGTCAAGTATTCTCATTAGGTAATCTAAGTACTATTACGACCGGTATCAACGGATTTTTTAATGCTGATGAGTATAGCATGATCACAAATTCCACTAATATCAAGAAGTACGAAATTATCGAAACCACCGAAGACTTGTTGGCATTAAGTTGCACTTGGTATA